AACTGCAGCAGAGATGCAGCGGGACAAATCACACTTATTAATAGACTTCTTTTGCCCGGTTTTATTTAATTTATGGCAAAAAAAACACAAAAAAACCCAAGAGGTGCTGGTAGAAAGTTAATTGAGCTTGATTATGCAAAAGCAGAAATGCTTGCATCAAGAGGTCTTGGACCGACTCAAATCGCCCGTGCTATGGGTGTTTCGTGGGATACAATAAACCGCAACAAGAAAAGAAATGCTGAATTTGCTGAATGTTTAAAAAGAGGAAAAGCAAAAGGATTAGCTTCGGTGACAAACTCGCTTTTCAAGAGCGCGACCGAGTCCGGGAACGTGACTGCGCAAATTTTCTATTTAAAAAACCAAGATCCAACGAACTGGTCTGACAGGAACGAGGTAAATCATAATTTTAACCTCAAAGAAATATTGACCAATGCAAAAAGCCGCGTCATTGAGGGTAAGATTGAGCGACCGGTGTTGGATTCACAGCAAGTCCTAACAAAGGACGAGTCATCAAACGATTAATTTATGGGCAGGCTTACGCGATCTCTCATCTCCCTTAAAGTAAGCGCGCAGGCCCGAGAGGGTAGCCCAGCAAAACCTCGCTCTCTTGGTTTTGTACCCCCCCTCTCACTTTGGCCGGGGGGTGTCAAATTTAGAGGGATATAACTAAATTTTTGTTATGAAATACAGCAGCCAGCAAGAACAGCAATTAATGACCGAAATATGGTCAATGAATATCAAAGACGATCCATATAATTTTGTTAAGTTCGTTTTCCCTTGGGGACAAGAAGATACCCCCCTCGAGCACTTTGAAGGGCCAAGGGAGTGGCAAGAAAAAATTTTACGTGATATTTCAAACCATATACAACGAAATGGAACGCGCGACCTACCCGAAATGTTTAGGCTTGCGGTCGCATCCGGGCGCGGAATCGGAAAATCAGCGCTTGTTGCTTGGATTATTTTGTGGATGCTTTCCACCCGGTTGGGATCAACAATAATTGTCACGGCCAACACCGAACAACAATTAAGATCAAGAACATGGGCCGAACTCGGAAAGTGGCTAACATTGTCAATAAACTCGCATTGGTTTCAAAAGACCGCTACAACGATAAAACCAGCACAATGGTTTGAAGATGCGTTAATTCGTGATTTAAAGATAGATACCGGGTACTATTATGCGCAGGCGCAATTGTGGAGTGAAGAAAACCCGGACGCTTTTGCTGGTATCCATTCAAGTTATGGTGTTTGTTTAATTATGGATGAGGCATCAGGTATACCCGCGCCTATATATTCAGTTTCAGAGGGTTTCTTTTCCGAGCCAACTCTTGATAGATACTGGTTTACATTTTCCAACCCGCGCCGAAACTCCGGCCCGTTTTATGAGTCCTTTCATTCAAAGCGCTCTTTTTGGAAAAACGAGCAAATTGATTCCCGCGATGTTGAAGGCACGGATAAATCGCTTTTTAACAAAATGATTGAACAATATGGCGAAGACTCAACAGTTGCAAAAGTTGAGGTCATGGGTGAGTTCCCGTCTGCAGATGACGATACTGTCATACCTATGGAACTCATCCGCGCCGCTATGGGCCGGGAAGTTTCCTTATCAGCATCCGCGCCGATCATTTGGGGTGTCGATGTGGCCCGTTTCGGCGGTGACTCGAGCGCGCTATGCGTGCGCCAAGGCAACACAGTGATTGAAGTGATCACCTTTCCGTCTATGGACCTGATGCAGTTATGCGGTGCAATTAAAAATAAATATGACGATACAGTCACCATTGAACAACCACAAGAAATATTAGTCGATGTTATTGGACTAGGCTCAGGAGTGGTGGACCGCCTCGCAGAGCAAGACTTACCCGTGCGCGGGGTGAATGTTGCGGAAGCACCCAGCACGAAAAAAAATTACTTAAACTTGCGCGCGGAGTTGTGGTTTGCAATTAAAGATTGGTTGGCGCAGCGTGATTGCCGACTTCCTATGAATGATGAGCTTGCTTCGGAATTGGCTGCGCCTCAATATAAATATACTTCAACCGGAAAAATAAAAATAGAATCAAAAGATGAAATGAGGAAGAGGGGTGTAAAATCACCCGATAAGGCTGACGCTTTGGCATTGACCATGGCATCTAGTGCAGCAAGTTTTGGTGGAAGCGCATCTTATTTGGGTTATAATTTCAAGAAACCCCTCAAGTCGAGAATTTTTAGAATAGGTTAAACATGGCAAAAAAGAAAGAAGAAGAGATTATTCAAGAGGTCGATGAACAAACTCAGATGGACAACCTGGTCGGTGTCATCAAATCAGAAATGGATGATGCTAAGGATTTTATCCACCAAGTTGGTGAAGAAAGAGCAGAATCAACTGAGTATTATTTAGGCAACGAGCCTGAATCAACATCAACCCTACAGTCAGAATTTATATCAACCGATGTCCGCGACACAGTTTTATTTATGATGCCCAGCATCATGCGCACATTTTTTGGAACAAAAAAGGTTGTTGAGTTTATTCCTCATGGCCCGGAGGATATTCCGCTGGCCGAACAACAGACCGATTATATAAATTATATTGTGCAACAAAAAAATCAGGGCTTTCAGGTCCTGTATTCAGCTTTCAAAGATGAGCTGGTTAGAAAAACAGGTTTTGTTAAGGCATTTTGGGATACCTCAATGTCCGCATCTACCCATGAATACACCGGGTTAAATCAACAGGCCTATAATGCTTTAGTTTTAGACCCAAACATTGAAATTTTAGAAGAAAGCGTGCGCGAGGAAACAATCACCGCAATCAATCCTGAAACCGGTGAAGAAATCGAGCAACAAATCCCGACTGAATATGATTTAAAAATTAGACGGGTTTTATCTAAAGAACAGGTATGCCTTGAGGCAATACCCCCCGAAGAGATTTTAATCTCAAGACACGCGCGTGATATTCATTCCGCGTCTTATGTGGCCCACCGCATGATTAAATCTGTATCAGATTTAGTTGCTATGGGGTACGACCAAGAAGAGATTGAGGAATATGCATCATATTCAGGAACCACAGTTGATCCTGAAGCGTATGAAGAGCAACAAGCAAGAAACCCGTTTGACAATATGGTCTATCCGGACCGATCAGACAGCGGCGGAAAAGATGTTTTATACATTGAGCATTATCTAAATTATGATTTTGATGATGATGGAATCGATGAAAGAGTTAGAGTATGCACCATAGGTGACGGACTGCACGTGTTGAACGTGGAACAATGGGATGACCTGCCTATTGTGATGTTTTGTCCTGATCCTGAGCCGCATACTGCTATTGGATCGTGTCCTGCGGATTATCTAAAGCCAATTCAGGCGGCTAAATCGCAGATCATGCGCGACTCACTTGATTCGCTTGGACACTCTATATTTCCACGAATGGCTGTGGTCGAGGGACAGGTCAACATCGACGATGTTTTGAACACAGACATCGGTCAGCCAATTCGTGTGCGTGCGCCGGGTATGGTGCAACCCTTCACAGTCCCATTTGTTGGCAAGGAAGCGTTCCCAATACTCGGTTATCTTGACGAAAGTAAAGAAAATCGTACCGGAGTGTCAAAAGCCTCAGCAGGCCTCAACGCTGATGCTTTGCAATCAAGCACTAAGGCTGCGGTGGCAGCGACTATGTCCGGCGCACAGGGCCGCATCGAATTAATATGCAGGCATTTTGCCGAAGGTGGCATGAAGGATTTATTCACTTTGGTAAACAACCTGGTCATTAAACATCAAAATGCTCAAGATGTTTTTAGATTAAACGGAAAATTCATCCCGGTCGATCCACGCTATTGGGAAAGTAATAAGGACCTGGTCGTTAATGTGGCCATATCCAAATCATCTGATGAAGATAAATTTGCAATCCTTTCTCAATTATCACAAAAGCAAGAACAAATCTTGCAAACCCTCGGGCCAAACAATCCGCTGGTCACATTGCAGCAATATTCAAACACAATTAGCCGCATGATTGAAATGGCAGGATTTAAGGACCCCGAAAGTTTTGTAAATACCGAAGTTGCGCCTATGCCTCCGCAACCACAACAGCAACAACCTGACTCTGCCGCACTATTAGCGCAAGCAGAGGCGCAAAAAGCGCAAGTACAGGCACAAAAAGCAATCATTGACGCTGAAACTGATCGCATGAAGATAATTATGGACGATGATCGCCAGCGTGATATTGAAGAAGCACAAATAAGACTAAAAGCCGCAGAACTTTTAGGCAAATATGGCTCTCAGATAAATATTGCTGAAATTAATGCTATTATGGAAAGAGATAGAGAGGTTATTAGACAAAATGCAAAAAGTCAGGCTCAAGGATTATTTACAAACGATGTCACACAAAATTTATGAGATAGAAATATTGGAAGGTGACATGGTTTATGTGGGCAAAGATATAAAAGCAAAAAATAAAGACCAAGCTATCAAAATAATGACAATCATGTCCGGTGGATTAATCACGGACGAGTCAGAGGTTATTCATTGTGAAGTCAAACAGGTGCATTAATGGCAATGACACCTGAAACACAAAAAAAACTTTTAGACATGCTTGGAAATAATCAGCCTGAATCGATTGCAGCACCACTGACAACCTTTGAGTTGATGGAAATGCAAAGGTCAAGACCAAGCAATGATCCTGTGATAAGAAATTTGCAGCGGTTTGGTCAAACAATCGAAGGTCTTTTCAGTCCACAAACACCGCTTGATTATGCATCAATGGTAAACCCGGCAGCCAAAGCTGTGACAGCAGTTCCTGCTGGAGTTGTAAAGCTAAAAAAAATATTTCATGGCTCTCCGGAAAAAAATTTAAAAACATTGGATATTGCTAAAAGCAAAAGGTCAAAGGGTTTTATGCCGCATATATCAGGTACAGACAGTCCGGAATTAGCTAAAGCATTTACAAGGGGTGAGCTTGGTGATAAGCCTGCTGGCAAAGTTTATGTTTCTACCGGTGATTTTAAAATTATCGATTTCACCACAGATGCTGGTAAAAAATTATGGAAATCACTAGGAAAGACAGATGCCGAAAGAGCGGTAGCCGCAAGAAAGCAGGGCTATGATGGCAGACAAATATCACACAGGGAAAATTGGAAAAAAGATTATTATCCTGATGTTGACTTTAACAAAATAAAATCCGCAAAAGAGGTGCAGCTTTTCAAAGATATTAATATAAAACCAACAGGTAATTAATTATGGCAATAAATTATAGAGGCGAGCGATTTTCAGGTTATAACAAACCCAAAAGAACACCTGGTAAGTCAAAGAAATTTGCTGTGTTGGCCAAAAAGGGTGAAAAAATAAAACTCATTCGTTTCGGCGATCCCAACATGACAATCAAAAAATCAAACCCAAAAAGAAGAAAGTCTTTTAGGGCAAGACACCGATGTGATACAAGCCCGCCTGATAAATTGACAGCTAGGTATTGGTCTTGCAAAAAATGGTAGTATAATTTTGATATGGAAATTTTAACAATATTAATATTATCTAGCCTTGTTATATATTTAGTTTATGACAAGCATAGAGATTTTATAAAAGACAAAATTAAAAACTGGTTATGAAGCGCAAATTTAGGAAAGTGCCAAAGACAAAAGGCGGTGTTCCTAAAAAATATGTTTCAGGCGCAAAGAATAAAAAAAAGCGCGAAGCTGAAATAAAGCGCACTGCTAAACTTTATAAGGCCGGCAAATTAACCCCTGCGATGATGAATCGCATATCAAAGATGAGGGCAAAAAGTGGCAAGTAAAGAAGAGGTAATTGATAAATACCACAAATCTAGCGGTATATCTAAATCAACATTAAGAAAAGTTTATCGACGAGGACTAGGTGCATATTATGGATCGGGTTCGCGTCCGGGTGTGTCTGCTCATGGTTGGGCCGCAGGTCGTGTTCGCAGTTTCGCGACAGGCAAAGGCGGTGCAAGAAAGGCAGATGCTGATTTATTAAGGCCAAAAAAACCAAAGAAAAGGAGTTAATTATGCCAATGGTAGGAAAGAAAAAATATTCATACACAAAATCAGGTATGAAAAAAGCAAAAGCAGCCGCAAAAAGGACAGGCAAAAAACTTAGCTATAAGAAAAAGAAGTGACCAAAAACAAGGATGGAGTTCGGTTTAATACTTTCAAAGAATTAAGCGAGTTCATGGAAAAACAAACCAAAAAAAATAAAAAGAAAAAGAAAAAACAATGAAGCCATCCTCGGCCAAGGCCAAAGGCCGAAAATTACAACAGTGGGTTGTAGAAAAATTAGTCAATATTCTTAAATTTGATCCGGAGGACCTTGAATCAAGGCCCATGGGATCGTCCGGTGAGGACGTTATTATGGGAGTTCAATCAAGAAGGCAGTTTCCATATTCGATCGAGTGCAAAAATCAACAAGCATTAAATATATGGAAAGCATACGAACAGTCATGTTCCAATTGTAAAGGGCATGAGCCTTTGGTTATAATAAAAAGGAATAACACAAAACCGCTTGCAGTGGTTGATGCGGAATATTTTATAGGTTTGCATAAAAATGAAAAAAATTAAAAACATAGTTGGTGCTCTTGCACCGACACTTGGCGCAGCAATAGGTGGTCCTTTGGGATCGCAAGCCGGACAGATATTAAGTTCGGTTCTTGGTGTTCCAAATCATCCTAAATCAATTGAAAATGCTGTGCAAAACATAACAGCAGAACAAATGCTGGCTCTCAAAAAAGCAGAAAAAGAGTTTGAGGTCCAAATGAAAGAGTTAGAGGTAGATGTTTTTAGGCTTG